TGGTGGCGGCGCAGAAGACGGGCAAGGGTCCGTGGGCTGCGTGCATCACGGCGAACATGGCGGCCGGCCCGGACCTGTTCGCGGGCTGGGCTGAGCGCGGCGACGTGTACGACTGTGCCGACCACGGCTGTAGCTGCGGTTGGTACTTCGAGTACGAGCCGGGCGAGCCGATGGGCACGCGACACCCGTCGCCGCTTATCCAGATCCTCGCCACGTCGCAGGAGCAGGTGTCGAACATCTGGCGCCCACTGACTGCGATGATCAAGTTTCACGGCTCGCCGCTGGGGCGCCTGCTGCTCCCCCGGGAGGAGTTCGTGAGGATTGTCGGCGAGAACGACGACGACCCTGAGCTTGACCGAATCGACGCGGTCACCTCGAGCGCCAAGTCTCGGCTGGGTAACCCGATCAGTGGGTTTGTGCAGGACGAGACGGGCACCTACACCAAGTCTTCGGGTATGGATGAGGTCGCTTCGACCATGCGTCGCGGCGCGGCTGGGATGCAGGGCCGCGGGTTCACGACGACCAACGCCTGGGACCCTTCGCAGGAGTCGGTCGCGCAGGCCGACTTCGAGTCTGACCAGCCTGACGTCTTCACCTTCTACCGCATCCCGCCTGCCGACCTCGTGTTCTCCGACCGACGTCAGCGTCGTCGGCTGCTGGAGTTCGTCTACGACGGCTCGGCGCACATCAACATTGACTCGATCATGGCTGAGTGCGACAAGCTGATGCTGACTCGCCCGGCTGAGGCTGAGCGTTTCTTTGGCAACCGGATCGTGCAGGGTGCCGGCGCGTGGCTCGAGGATGGCCTGTGGCGGGATGCGTGGTCCGGTGCTGTGGCTTCCTGAGCCGGCGCGGGGCACGCCGGTCTGCCTGGCGTTTGACGGCTCCGAAACGTCCGACTTCACGGTCATCAAGGCCGAGACCCGAGACGGGCTGATCTTCACCCCGCGATGGGGTTCGGGCGGCACGGTCTGGGACCCCGCGCAGTACGGCGGGCGCATCCCGAAGGATCAGGTTTCCGAGGCCGTCGACGACCTGTTCGACCGCTTCGAGGTGTCGCGGCTCTACTGCGACCCGCCCTATTGGGGCACCGAGATCGAGGAGTGGTCGGCCCGCCACGGTGACGAGCGGGTCATCAAGTGGCCGACCTACAGGCCGATGCCGATGCACGCTGCGACGGAACGGTTCGTCGCAGACCTGCGGTCGGGTCGCATCATGCACGACGGCTGCCCGGTCACCGCCCTACATATGGGCAATGCCCGGATGGCGCCTCGCCGCGACGGGCGCTACATGCTCGCCAAGCCTGACACCGCCCGCAAGATCGACGCCGCCGTGGCGACAGTGCTCGTGCACGAGGCCGCCGCCGATGCGCGCGCTGCCGGATGGTCGGACGCCGCCCAACAGACCTACTTCCGCTTGCCGCGCTGATCCCGAAGGGGGGCACCCTGTGGCGCTCACCCCCCCCGAAGTGGAGACCATCGACCGGCTCAAGAGGGATCTTGACTCACGCTCGATGGACGACGAGCTGCTGTTCCGCTACTACCAGGGGCGCCAGCGTGTCGAGCAGTTGGGCATGGCGATCCCTCCGGCGATGCGCCGGTTCCTCGTCATCACGAACTGGTGCCGCACGGTCGTGGACACGATCAACGACCGCCAGCAGGTTCGGTCGCTGATCCTGCCGGGCGAGGAGACCGCGGACCCGACGCTGCGGGCCATCTGGGACGCGAACAACCTCCAGTCGCACCTGGCGATGTTCAACCGTGACCGGATGATCTACGGCCGGGCGTTCATGTCCGTAGGCGCGAACGAGGACGACAAGTCGCTGCCGTTCGTGCGCGTCGAGTCTCCGCGGGAGATGGTGGCCGAGGTCGACCGTCGCCGCGAGGTCGTCACGGCCGCCGCACGCTTCTACGGGTCCACCCCTGCCGGCGTCACCCCGACCCACGTCACGCTGTACCTGCCGGATCAGACCGTGTGGGTTGCTCGCGGCGACGATGGCCGGTGGGCTGAGATCGACCGGGACCGCCACGGGCTCGGCGTGGTGCCTGTCGTCATGCACCTGAACCGGCGCATGACGGGCGGTTGGTCTGGCGAGTCCCAGATGACCGACATCATCCCGCTCGTGGACGCGGCTGCGCGCTCCCTGACGAACCTGCAGTTCGCGCAGGAGGCGCACGGCATCCCGCGCATGTTCATGACGGGTGTCGCATCGGGTGACTTCGTGGACGCTGACGGGCACCCGATTCCGCAGTTCGAGGCGTACTTCGACGCCATCCACACCATCACGAACCCCGCGGGCAAGGTCGGGCAGCTCGACGCCGCGGACCTGAAGAACTTCGAGACCGCCCTGAACATCTACGGCACGCAGGCCGCCGTGGCTACCGGGTTCCCCGCCCGGTACTTCGGGCTGTTCTCCGCGAACCCCCCGACCGAGGGCAGCATCCGGGCCGACGAGGCGCGGCTGGTGCGTTCGGTGGAGTCGCAGAACGACGAGGTCGGCATGTCGCTGGGCTGGACCGGCGCGCTCGCGCTTCGGTTCGCCACCGGCCGCGAGGTCGAGGGCAACCGCGTCCGCGCCGACTTCTTCGACCCCGCTACCCCGACCATCGCCCAGCGTGAGGATGCGCTGGCGAAGCGCAAGGCGGCCGGCGTGCTGTCCCGTGAGGGCTACTGGGACGAGCTCGGCTGGTCCGAGGCACGCAAGGCCAAGGAGCGCGCCTACTTCGACCAGGAGATGTCCAGTGATCCGATCCTCGGTGCGGCTCGTGCGCTGACGGGTGGCGCGGGTGCTCCCGCAGGCGGTCTCTGACCACTACCGGGCGCAGCAGCGTCTCATCGTTGCCACGCTGGGTTTGACCCGGCGCGAGTGGTCGATGATCGGCTCAGACTTCGACGCAGGGTGGGCACGGATCGGCCCAAGGCTGGCCCTACTCACGGCGTCGGCGCAGTTGGGTGCGGCCCGCTCGGGCGCGTCCTACGTCCCTGCGTCACTGGCCGAGGTTGGCGCGTCACCGGAGGCTGTCGGGACGGTTCGCCCGGAAGGTTTCGCCGGCATCGCGGCAGATGGGCGCGAGCTCGAGACGCTGCTCTACGGGGCGGTCGTGAAGGCGCGAGAGGCCAACGCCGACTCACTGGACGAGCGGCTGCGGATTGGCGGCCAGTGGCTCGACATGGCCGTTCACACGACCATCTCGGACACGGCGCGCAGCGCAGCGAGTGTCGCCATCGCGGCCACGCCTAAGACGGGTTGGATTCGGCACGTCAACCCACCCTGCTGCCAGCGGTGCGCAGTCCTGGCTGGCAAGTTGTTCAAGTTCAATCAGGGCTTCGAGCGGCACCCCCGTTGCGACTGCTTCCACATTCCCTACGCGGAGTCGGACCCATTCGACCCGGGCGTGAACATCGGCCCTGATGACGTCAAGGACCTGACGAAGGTGCAGCGCCGAGCGATCGGCGACGGCGCCGACATGAACCAGGTCATCAACTCCCGGCGCGGTCGATCCGCTGACGGGCTCTACACGTCCGAGGGCACGACGCGCCGAGGGTGGAACTCCTACGTCAAGCGCGAACTAGCCAAGCAGCGCGGCGAGGTGGCCCGCGAGACGGCGACCAACGTGGGCCGGCGCGGCTACGTCAAGAACTACGTCGTGCGGCGATCCGGCCCGCGACCGACCCCCGAGGCGATCTACAAGTTCGCCTCCAGCCGCGAGGAAGCGATCAAGCTCCTCGCCGCTAACGGCTACATCGTGGCCGACCTGTCCAAGGTCGCCCGGATGGCCCTCTGACCCCCCCCCGACGGCGCAAGGCCGCTGGGACGACCCGCAACGGGAGCAGCAACCATGTCCGAGACCGCAGAGACCACCGTCGACCAGTCGACTGCCGACGGTGCAACAACCGACACGGGCACGGAATCCGCCACTGTCACCGAGGGCGCAACCGCCCTAGGTGACGCCGGCAAGAAGGCCCTCGACGCCATGAAGGCCGAGCGCAACGAGGCCAAGGCCGAGGCGAAGCGACTCGCCGATGAGTCCGCGGCGCTTCGGGCGCAGATCGAAGGCCGCGAGGCCGAGCACGCGGCAACTTTGGCGGCTCAGGCCGTCAAGGACGAGGCGCTGTCGGCCGCGAACCAGCGCATCCTCAAGGCCGAGGTGCGGGCGCAGGCTGCATCCAAGCTGAACGACCCGAAGGACGCGCTCCTCTACCTCGACCTGTCCGGGTTCGAGGTCGGCGAGGACGGCGAGGTCGACGGCGACGCCGTTGCCGCCGCCATCGACAAGCTCATCACAGACAAGCCCTACCTAGCGGCGCAAGGCACGCGGTTCAAGGGTGAAGCGGACGGTGGTGCTCGCAAGGAGCCCCCGGCCGATCTCGACGGCCAGATCGCAGCAGCGACCGCGGCCGGTCAGCACCAACTCGCAATCGCACTCAAGCAGCAGCGCGCCGCGCTCGCCGCCCACAAGTCCTAGGAGGGACACATCATGGCTGGTTCCACTTCCGGTGTCGGCACGACCTTTGGTCTGCCCAACTACCACGGCGAGCTCATCGCCCTCACCCCGTCCGACACCCCGCTCCTGTCCGCCTCCGGTGGCCTGAGCGGCGGCAAGCAGACGGACTCCCCTGCCTTCGAGTGGCAGACCTACGACCTGCGCG